TAGTAATAAAACAAAAATTAAAAAACTAACTGCACAGCCCGGAGATATAGTAGATATAACTACAAGAAATTATAGAGATGCTGCAATTAAAAATGTACTAGACAACCAATCTTCATCTATTACCTCCAATAGAATTTCTACAATTGTTAGCGAAGAACTTGGAGAAAAAGTATCTCCCGGATATGTTAAATCTTTTTTTAAAAGAAAAAATATAGATATTGATAAATATATTAAAACAACTGCTCAAAGAATTTTCCCTGAAGTAAAAGCCTTAGATAAAATAGTTAAAAAAAATATAAAATATTTAACAGACCCCAATGCTACCTTTATTGATAAAGGACAATTTTTAAGTGACGAGTACACAAAAGTTATGGGAAAAAATAAAGCACAAACTATAACTGCTAACGAAGCTGGATTAAGACTTAAAAAATTGTTGGCAATCTATGCCGGAACAGATCAAAGATATAGTGCAGATTTATATAATCAAATAAAACCTTTAAAAAATTATACAAATCCTTTTATACAAAAAAATTTAATAGGTCTTACTTCTAATTTATCTCGATCTTCAAATATAGATGTAGCAAAAATGCTTGGTTTACCAAAAAAAGATATAGAGCTTTTACAAAACTTACAAAAAGCGACATCACAACTTGGAAATTTTAAAATAGCTGGAGACCATACAGATATAAAAGCTATTATGAGTGATTTTCCTAAGTACAAAAAAAATTTTATGAAAATCCAATATATATCTAATGATTTAAATACGTTTAAATCTACTTATGACAAAAAAATAATAGCATTATATAATTCTGCAAAAGCAGGAGCGGCTCCAGAAACAATAATGCCTAAGTTAGAAGAAATACAAAATGATTTTAAAACCAAAACTGGATATGACATAGGAGGATTTTCATTTAAGAAAAATGGTAAAATAGCAATCGATCCTCAAACAGCAGCTATTAATGAATACAGATATCCAATAAATGATAATGTTATAGAAACTATGGGTAACATAGAAGCTTATGAAAATAAAAAATACACAAATGTTTTAGATAAAGAAGTAATGGGGGCTAAAGGTTCTCCAAATAAAATAAAATCTATTTATGAAAAATACAAAGGTAATAAAAAAGTTATTAATAATAGTAAATATGTAAAAGCATTAGATAATATTCCAAAATTAAAAGGATTTAAAAAAGCACTTTTGTATGGAGGAGCCGGTGCCGGTGTAATACTTACTACAGCTGCTAACGCAGATACAAACGGTGATATGTTTATGCCCGTTGATCCAGGTGTAATTGTTCCTCAAAAAAAACCAAAGGAAGGAACTACCGAAGGTGGATCTGCGGCTGCTGCGGGGAGTTCTGTTTTATTAGGTAAGTATGCAAAACCTTTTTTAAAAGGAATCCTTAAAACTGTGGCCTCATTACCAGCTGCAGGAACTTTTGCTTACATGGATATAAAACAAGGAATGAATGAAGGACAAAGTTTTATTGATGCTGCAACAGACCCTACTGTTGGATTGGAATTATTATATCCAGAACTTTTTAAAAATGCAGGTCCATTAATGGCAAGGGCTGCAAGACTTTCTACTCCTGTTGGAACTGGAATTACTGTAGGTGGTACTCTAAAAAACAGGGCTAAAGAAATGATGAAGCAAGCTGAAGGTATAACTTCATTAGATGAAGGAGAGGAACAAAGAAGATTGATAGAAGAGTATGCAGCAAAAAATTATAAAGGATACAATCAAGGTGGTAGAGTAAACTTTGCAGACGGACCAGAAGATCCTAAGAAAAGAAAGTTTATGAAGATCATGGGTGGGCTTGCATCCATACCTTTACTTGGAAGATTTATTGATATTGGAACAATTGCACAAAAAGCAGCTCCTGTAGTCGCCGAAACTGTAAAAAGTGTACCACCTTATTTTTTTAGATTAGTTGAAAAAATTAAATTTATGGGTGATGATGTAACAGACGTAGCTGCAACTAGTGATAGAGAAGTTGTTAAGTCGTATAAAGATTTTGAAATGAGAGAAAATATGTCAACAGGAGAAATTATAATTAGAAAAAGAAACGAGGGTGTATTCTATGATCAAGATGGTATAATATCAGATGAGTACATGACTTATAAACCCGGCACGGCAGATGAAGCTACTAAAATGAGAACCGTAGATGAGTATGAAGAGTTTACAGTAAGACCTGATGATGAAGGTAAATTAAGAGATTCTGAAGATGGATTGGATAGCATAGATGAAATTTTAAAAGAAGCAGGGGATACTGATTCTATGACACTTAAAAATTAAATGACAAATAAATACCCTAAATGGCATCTTTTACCACCGAAATCTGGGCCTCAACCACAAGGCTTGAATTTAAAACATAACAATGTTAAAACAGTGCGATTGGAGAAAATAAATGGCGGAAATAGACAAGGCGTTACCAAACGTAGAAGAGACAATACAAGTAGCTGAAGAGGACATGGTTCAACAAATGTCTGAACCAGAAAATGTAAATTTTCCATCGGATGCATCAGAAGTAATTGAGAACGAAGACGGCTCCGTAGATATTAATTATGGTGAGGATTCAAACTTACCTGCCCCAGAAGACCATAATGCAAACTTAGCAGACTATTTAGATGAGACAGACTCTGGTAAATTAAGCTCTGAACTAATTGAAAACTATAAAGATTATAAATCATCAAGAAAAGATTGGGAACATACATACACAACTGGACTTGATTTATTAGGATTTAAATATGAAAAAAAATCAGAACCATTTCAAGGTGCCTCGGGTGCGACTCACCCGGTTTTGGCTGAAGCTGTTACACAGTTTCAGGCTCTCGCTTATAAAGAGTTACTCCCGGCTACTGGACCAGTAAGAACACAAATTTTAGGTATCAATACTCCGGAAAAAGTTCAACAAGCGAACCGTGTAAAAGAATTTATGAATTTTCAAATCATGGATCAAATGAGAGAATATGAACCCGAGTTTGATTCCATGTTATTTCATCTTCCACTAGCTGGATCAACTTTTAAAAAAGTTTATTACGATGATTTATTAGGGCGAGCTGTTTCTAAGTTTGTCCCTGCTGACGATTTAGTGGTTCCATATTCTGCTACCTCATTAGAAGATGCGGAATCCATCGTTCACGTAATTAAAATTACAGAAAATGATTTAAGAAAACAACAAATTATGGGTTTCTATAAAGATGTAGAAATACCCGAATCTAATGAAACTTCTGAAACCGAAATTCAAAAAAAAGAACATGAATTAGAAGGTGTAAAGAAAACAGGAAGAAGTGAAGACTTACACACTCTTTTAGAATTTCATGTTGATTTAGATTTAGATGGTTTTGAAGACATTGGACAAGATGGTGAACCAACAGGAATTAAATTACCTTATGTTGTAACTATTGAAGAAGATTCACAGGAAATATTATCTATTAGAAGAAACTATATACAAGGTGACCCATTAAAAAAGAAAATAAATTACTTTGTACACTTTAAATTTTTACCAGGACTAGGTTTTTATGGTTTTGGTTTAATTCATATGATTGGTGGACTATCAAGAACAGCAACAGCTGCTCTAAGATCTCTTTTGGATGCAGGAACATTATCAAACCTACCTGCAGGATTTAAACAAAGAGGAATTAGAATTAGAGATGATGCACAATCAATCCAGCCAGGAGAATTTAGAGATGTAGATGCGCCAGGTGGCAGTATTAGAGATGCATTTATGATGCTTCCATACAAAGAGCCTTCACAAACTCTATTACAGCTTATGGGTGTCGTTGTAAGTGCAGGACAAAGATTTGCTTCAATAGCAGACCTGCAAGTAGGTGAGGGTAATCAGCAAGCCGCGGTGGGAACGACAGTCGCCTTGCTTGAAAGAGGAAGCAGAACAATGTCTGCAATTCACAAAAGAATTTACTCCGCATTAAAAGAAGAATTTAAATTACTTTCAGGAGTATTTAAAACATACTTACCCCAAGAATATCCTTACGACGTTGTCGGTGGTCAAAGAACTGTTAAACAAATGGACTTTGATGACAGGATAGATATATTGCCAGTTGCTGACCCAAATATTTTCTCACAATCACAGCGAATATCTTTAGCGCAAACTGAGTTACAGCTGGCAATGTCCAACCCTCAGATTCACAACACATACAATGTTTATAGAAACATGTACGAAGCGTTAGGTGTAAAAGATGTAGATTCAATATTAGTACGTCCTCAACCACCGGCTCCAAAAGACCCGGCGTTAGAACATATAGATGCAATGGGACAAAAACCTTTTCAAGCGTTTCCCGGTCAAGACCACAGAGCTCATATGACGGCGCATATGAACTTTATGTCTACAAATATTGCTAGAAATAATCCAATGATTATGGCTAGTCTTGAAAAAAACATTTTTGAACACATTTCATTAATGGCTCAAGAACAAGTCGAGATGGAAATGGCAGAAGAAATACAACAAATACAACAAATGCAACAACAAGCGCAACAAAACCCACAGATGGCACAAAACCCACAGATGCAACAACAATTAAAACAGTTTTCTGATAAATTCGAAGCAAGAAAAGCTGTTCTAATTGCTGAAATGACAGAGGAATTTATGAATGAAGAGAAAGAAATTACTTCTCAATTTGATAACGACCCGCTTGCTAAGTTAAAGGCTAGAGAATTAGACCTTAGAGCCGCTGAAAATCAAAGAAGAAAAGAATATGACTCTAAAAGAATTGAATTAGATCGTATGAAAGCGGTTATGAACCAACAAAACCAAGACAATAAGTTAGAACAAAACGAAGAATTAGCTGAAATGAGAGCTGAGACATCTATTGAGAAAACTTTATTGCAAAATGCACTTAAAAAAGATACATAATAATTAAAATAGGAGACTTATGATCAAAACTCAATCTAAACACGTAGATTTTAAAAAATTTACAAACAAAGACGGTCTTTTGAAAGGCGGAATACCTGTTGAGATGTCAAAACCAAATGAATCTCAAACTGACAGAGTACAAGGCCAAAAAAGAATGTTAAAAAACAAAAGATCAACTGTAACTTGGTACTAACATGTGGTTTTCGGCACTTAAATTAGCCGTATCTGCTGGAAGTAAGATTTATGCTAATAAGCAGAAGGCAAAAGTCGCAATGTCTGATGCACAACTGTTGCATGCAGAGCGTCAAGCTCGTGGTGAAGAAGCTTATCAAGGAAAATTGCTAGAAGCAAGACAATCGGATTATAAGGACGAGGCGGTTCTTGTAATTCTCACGTTGCCCATATTGGTGCTTGCATATGGAGTCTTTTCAGACGACGCACAGGCGATGGACAAGATAAAAATCTTCTTCGATCATTTCCAATCGCTCCCGTCATGGTTCACAAATTTATGGATCCTTGTCGTGGCGAGTATTTATGGTATAAAGG